CGGGGGACGGGGCCGTGAACCCGTCCCCGGGGGCTTGCTAGATGTTGGCCACGATCCGGCTGCCGCGTCCCACGTACTTCGGGCCTCGGACGGCGAGGGTCGTGTCCGTCAGGACGGCGAACGGCAGGACATCCGGGGCGGTGACCGTCGGGGCCAGCGGCAGGATCTGCATGTCGCGGGTGTACGGCCGGACCAGGAAGTTCTCGTCCCGGGGGATGAGGTAGATGTCCTCCTGCATGCCCACGCGCGGCTTCGCGCCCAGGTTGTTGCCCTGGTACGCCGCCGGGCCGGTGTTCCCCAGCGAGTTCGTGAGCAGGTTCGAGCCGGTGTCCACGATGCTCGTGGTGGCGACGCCCGTGGTGTCGAACGCGTCCACGACGCCGATCAGCGTCTCGGTGCCCGAAGCGCCGTTGACCAGGGTCCGGTAGACCTTGTAGAGGATCGGCGGTGCGCCGTCCAGACCGACCGGGGTGGAGAACGACAGGGTCACGGTGGAGGTTGCGCCGGTCGTGACCTGCGAAACCTCTGCCGACGCCTGGACCTCGCCGAATCGGGCGATGACCGCTGCGACCTGGTAGATCCAGGTACCGGCAGCCAGGGTTCCGGTGGTCGTGCTCGTCGCCGAGGTGACCGTGCCCATCTGGCTGGTGCGCGGCGAGAGGAACGAGGACTTGGCGATCGGTACCCCACGGTAGGTGGGGATGTTGAGGCCAGCGCCCAGTTCCACCGTCGGAGCCATGAAGCGCTGCTGGTTGATCAGCAGCTGGGCAACGGCGGAGTTCATCCGGGGGGACATGACGAACATCCACGCCGAGGAGTCGACGGGCATGCCCGCGTTCGTCTCCACGAGGTCGATGACCTCGTCGAGGTGCTTGAGCTGGAAGTTGGCGTTGACGTCGATGGCGTTGACGAAGTTCGAGGAACCCGTACCCGCCGACCAGTTCGACACCAGGTAGTCCAGGCCGGAGCACATCGGCTGCACGCCGTTGGCGGTCGCGCCGTCGTTGCCCCAGATGAAGGAGTTCTCCAGGGTCCACAGCATCGACTGGACGGTCCCGTCCAGTTCGAGCTGGCGGAGGTCCCCGACGAGGTCCCGGGTCACGGTCTGGGCGAACCCGGTGACCGATCCGACCGCCTGGTAGAGGCGGATGTTGTACACGGCCTGCTCGTACGTGCTGTTGCCGATCGGCCGCGCACCGCCGTCGATGACCGCTCCGGAGTCCGGACGCGAGACGCGACGGTTGAAGAAGTACTGCGTGGAGCCCCACTGCTTGCTCGGGAGCAAGGCCAGGAAGGGCGCGTAGCGGCGCTGGTACTCAAGCAGAAGCGGGGAGATCTGCTTCTGGATGAGGGGGGAGGTGGAGGCGGCGGTAGTCAGCGCCTCTTCCAGTTCGGTGGGCATCGAATGCCTCTTTCTGCGATGGGGTCGAACCGTTTCCGGGCAGCGTGAACTGACCCGTGATGGCGTGATGGACTCGACCTGGCCTGGTCAGGCCGCGTCAGGAACCCCTTCGTCGCTCCACGCCGGGACGCCGTCGACTTGCTGCTGGGCGTCCGTGGTGGAGTGGCTTCGGCGATGTCCTGCGCTAGGCGCTCGGGCGGTCGTCATCCGGCGGGACGTGTCCAGGTGTCCGCGCCGAAGTCGTTACTGTGCGGCGATGCCGGTCCCCGGGATGGGGGTCGGGGTGACGCCGTAGTTGCCGAGGAGGAGGGCGGCGCGGTTGGACCACGCGTCCTGGCGCTCCTGCTCCGGGGTCATCGGAGCCGTGTCCGTCTCGGTGAGGCGGTAACCGGCGCGGGACGGCAGGCCGAACTCTTTGAGGACCTGGTTGCGGAGGTCGCCGAGGACTTCGCGCTTCATCGCCTCGAAGTCCGGGGCCGGGGTCGGAACCGTCTCGGCCACAACCGCGACCTCTGCGGCAGCGGGAACGACCGCTGCCGTCTCCTCCGCCGGAACTGCTGCGGGAACGGGCTTGACGGCTTCGGCCAGCGCCGCGATGGCCTGCGTCAGCGCCGTCACGTGCTCCAGGGTGATCGCCTGGACGGGAGCCGCCTGGGCCGCCGGGGTGATCTCGGACTCGCTCATAGCGGTCTCCTTCTCAGTGGTGGTGGTCTCGTGCGTGTTGTCGGGCGCGGTGGCGTGGTCGTGGTTGTGCGTGTGCGTGTGCGACTCGTCGCCGCCCGGCAGGTGGAAGTGGTCGTGTCCATGGGTGTGGTCGTATAACCCGCCGCCAGCGGACTCGTGGGTGTGCAGGTGCCCGTGGGTGTGCGTGGTGCCGTCCGCCATGTCGTGGACGTGCGCGTGAGAGTCGGGGGTGCCCGGGGGCGAACCGTCGTCGCCGTCGTCCCCGCCCATGGCTTCCATGTTGTCGTCGGCGGTCGCCTCGGCGACTTCCGGAGCCCGTTCGGCCAGCATCTGCTGCACGAGGGCCCGCACCTCCGTTTCGTTCATCGCGGAACCTTCCACGTCGGTCGTCGAGGACTCACCGCCCATGACGGGGTGGCCCATGTCGTTGTCGTCGTCCTCCGCCGGAGCGCCCGGGACGTCGATGTCCCCGTCCGTGTCCGGGTCGAGTGCCGCCAGGGCGCTGGTCGCGGCATCCATCGCCGCAGCGCCCACGGCCTTCAACGAGGAGGCGTCGAGGTTGCAGGCGCGGAAGGTCACCGAAAGGGGCCCGGCGTAGGCGTCGATGCAGAGTCCGGCGTTGCCGTTCGGCCCGTCCGGGTAGTACTCCCGGATCTCCCCGTAGCGCGGTTCGGTCGATTCGTTGCCGACCTTGATCCCGAACTTCCTCATCGCACCCTTGATCCGCCCTTTGATGGCCGCGAGATCCGACGAACTGTACTTGTTCGCGTTCTTCGGCATGTTGATATACGACCAGGCGGCTTTGGCGTGGGCGGCCGTGTCGATGGGATAGCGCTTGACGCCGTCCGCCTGCTTGCCGGGGTCGGCGTACTTCACGTCCCCGTACGGGGTCTTGTTCAACTCGTCCACGCCGGGCTCTTCGAGCGAAGCCAGGCCCATCTCCCGCCGGGCTTGGTCGTACGTGTGGAAAGCCAGCCGGTAGCGGCTCTCGCGGACCGCCTCCAAGGCCGGGGGCGGGGCCTCTTCGGTGATCGTCACCGTGGCCCCGTAGTCCTCACTGATGGGGGTGCGGTCGGAGGCGGATTCCGTCGTCGCCTGCGTGCCCCGGGAGATGAGTGCGCCCAGGACGCCGGGGGTGGCGGTGAAGTCCACCGCGTTGACTTCCAGGTCGTCGGCGGTGTCCACCGTCTTGCCTTGGTACTCCACCGTGCGCACCGGGCCCAGCCAGTTGCCGGAGATGGAGACGGACCGGAGGGCCGGGTCCTTGCCGGTGACCAGGGCCGCGATGTCCTTGCCCGGGTGGGTGCCGTACAACTGGGCCTGGTAAGTCGCCGACCCGTCGTCCTCCAGGTTCACGGAGGTGAGTTTGCCGACGATCAGACGGCTGTCATCCCCCGCCTGGTGGTGGGTGCGCATGACGATCGGAAGGGCGTCCGGGTCCGCCAGTTTCTCCTGCATCCGCTTGACGGCCTTACCGATGGCCTTCGCCGTGTACAGGCGGTTGTTCAAACTGACGCCGGGGACCAGCATCGTGCCGTTGATCGTGGCGATGGTCACGACGCCTCCTCAGTGGTCTCGGTGTCGCTCTTCACGAGTAGCTGACCGTGATCGCGCCGTTGGTGGCGGCACCCTTGACGGTGATCCCGTTGAAGTAAGGCATCCCGACCGTGACGACGGTGCCCACAGCGGCGGCAGCCGCCACGGTTCCGATGATCTTCCCGGAACCGGTGGTGGCGTTGTCGTAGATGTTGATCGCCGCTGCCCCGTTGGTGCTGGTGACGAGGATCCGCCCCAGGTAGCCGGAGCCGGTGGTGATCGGCGTGTCCGTGGCCACGGAAGCGGCCACGGTGGCGGTCTGGCTCCCCTGGTCCACGGTGGCGATGAGCGGTGCGGGCATGGAAGCTCCTATGCGGCGGCGGCGAGGTACCGGTCCATCGACCCCGGGAGGGACAGTTCGGCGACGATGGTGCAGCGGCAGCGGGGGTGGAGGGGTGGACGGGGGAGTTCGGCGGGGCTGTACGGCGAACCGACCTCCGCCATCTCGCACTGCGGGCAGACCCGGGTGTCCCCGGCCGTCATGAACGTGATTTCCTGCACGCCTTCACTCACGTACAAGTCCAGTGCCCCTTGGGACAGGCCCGCGTTCAGGGCCCAGTCCACGATGAAGGACACCGCGTCGCCGTCCACGCCGGTCAACAGCGCCTGGGCGGCCGACATCATCTCGTCGTACGACGCGCCTTGCGAGGCGAGGTCGCCCAGGGCACGGCCCAACTGGTCGGTCTGCCGGTCCAGCATCCGGGCGAGCCAACCGTCCGCCTGCGCCCACGTCCGCCCGAGGTCGCCCAAGGCGTCGTAGGCGTGGTTGAACGCGAGATCGAAGTCGAGACTGACCTTCCCGGACGCCTCCCAGGCGAGGGCGAGCGCCCCCACCTTCCCTTCGGCAATGGCGGCCGTGATCCCGTCGCCCATCGCGGCGCGGACCGCCTGCCAGGCCATCGTCCCGGGGAGCCAAGAGAGGAGGGAGGTAATGGTGTCCTTGGCGATCTGCCAGGCGGTCCGGTCGTCCTGCGCTTCGGTGAGGCCCACGGCGTGCCGGAAGCGCTGGATCGCCAGGGGGACGTCCAGGGTGGAGAGGGTGTCGTTCCACGCTTTCTGGACCAACCGGGTGTGCTTCGCGATCAAGGCGTCACGGCGCTGGTAGACCAACGCCCAGGTGCCTTCGAGGGATCCCAGTTTCAAGGCGATTTCCAGGACGTCCGCGACGTCCGCGTTCTCTTCGGCCCAAGCCACGGCGGCGATACAGCCCGCCTTGACCCGGTCCGTCATCGGGCCGCCCGACGCCGCCCAGCCCTGCGCGTAGGCGGCACGGGCGTACGGTGCGACGTCGGGCATGGATGGCCTCGATTACGTGAGGTACGTGTAGATCTGGTGACCGGCGGTCGCCGTGATCGTACCCAGGGAGGAACCGACGGCGACCGGCGTGGTCTGGCCGGTGAGGGCCGTACCGCACATGATCGGAGCGACACCGGCGATGGCCGCGTGGATGAAGGCCGGTGCGGCAGCGAACGTCGGCATGGTGCCCGACGCGACGACGCAGACGAACCCGTAGTACAGACCCGTGTACGCCGTGGTGATCGGCGCGGCGATGGCCGTGGTGATCGGCGAGTTCGCGGCGTAGTAGGCCGCACCCGTGTTGTCCGCCGAGATGCCGAGCACCTTGCCGGTGTTGTCGGCGATGCCCACCCAGGCGTGCGTGCCGGTGGCTTCCGCCGTCAGCGAGACGAGGGTCATGTTGGAGATGAGCAGCCCGGTCTCGATCGGGACGGCGAACGCGTAGACCGTGCCCGAGGTGAGGGTGGCGGAGGCCGCCGACGCCGACAGGCGGCCGTCCACGGACGACGCCTTGGCCCCGGCGGGCTCGGTGTACCCGTACAGCCACGCCTTGGTGCCGGTGACACCACCCGCTGCCGCGATCGGTCCGGCGAAGTTGTTGGGGGTGGTAGCGCTCTGTGCGGTGAACCCGTCCACGATGACGGTGCCCGGGACGGGCTCGTTCGTGGCTACCGGGTAGGGAACCTGGGCCTGGCCCATGATGATGCTTCCTTTCGTTCAGGGTCCAGCGACCGGACTCCCAGCCGATGGGGGGTTCAGAGGGAGGCGTTGAACGCCGCCTAGATCGCGGAGTTGAAGGATGCGGCGACCAGTAGACGCGGGGTGCCGTCCGGCGGTGCGACGCGGCGCATGACGTCCGCCATGACCGCCGCCGTCCCCTCGTCCTCCTCTTCGGACAAAGGGAGGTCGAACGAATCGGGCAGGGTGGGGATGATCAGTTCATCGGGGGTGTCGTCCATCCGCCCATCTTCCTGGAAGGTCATCCGACTTGCTTTTGTATGAGCATGGGCACGTCGGCGGCGGTCGTGGGGTGAGCCATCACTCCTCCTTAACCGAACAGTCTCAACTGGGCGACCATGGCTTCGGCGTTCCCGGCGAGTCCGTTCCCGGTGGCGTCCCAGTACATTTCCAGCCATTGGATGGCGCACGGTCCGCATTGCCCGATGGGGTAGCCGTTGGCGATCCGGATGAACTCCGATTCACTCCCGCACCCGATGCAGATGCGCACCAAAGACAAGGACGTCAACGGAAGGTGGCGCTCCTCGGAGACGCCGATGCTCACAACTCCCCCAACGGGCGGTGCTCGGAACTGCCGTCCACGTAGACCCACGTGATGCCGGTGATCCGGACGGGGTCCGGGATACCGGTCGTCCGCTCGTACGCGGGGACCATCTCCCGAGCCCCCTCCGGGGCGTGTTCCGCTTCGATCTCCAACTCCACCAAACCGACCCCGTGGGGATCGTCGGTGAACGAGGCACCGACGATGGGGCCCACGGCGGTCAGCCGGAAGACCTCCGCGATCAGTTCCTCAGTGATCGACATCTTCACGTTCGGCATGCGGCAACTCCCTCAGGGCTTGCTTGCGACGCGCCCGGTAAGCGTGCTGCCACGCCTCGTCCAGACGCCGGTTGTCACGAGCGTAGGCGTCTTCGCGAGGTGCCTTGCCTTGTCCGGCGTCGTTCGGTCCGCCCGGGAACGCCCCTGGGGGCAGTTTCGCGTTCGGCTTGCCCGCACTGGGCGGCTTGAGACCGCCCGGCGCAGCCATGCCCGGGGGGACGACGATCTGCGGCGGCTCCGGGACTTCGGCGTCCGGGATGCCCGGCACGTAGCCGTTGACCCCGGCGGCGATGAGGGGTGCTGCGTTGAACCCCACGGACGCCTTCGACATGGCCTCCATGTCGTCCCAGGCGACGATGCCGCGCCGGGTTTCGATGATCGCCACGTCTCCGCCGTCGATCGGCGGTTCCCCGATCTCGTCCCGCCAACGGTTGATCGTGTACGCGCCGTTGAGGAAGCGGTCCTTCCGGATGTTTTCAACGACTTGCGAATCCCGGAAGTCGATCTCCTTGAACTCCAAGTGCCAGCCTTGGATGCCGAACCCCGCCTGGACCAGGTGGTAGTTCAACTTCTCCAGGACCAGGTTGGAGACGGGGATGATCGTGTTCACCCGGAACGACTTGTCCTGCGCCTCGCCGGTCCCGCCGCCGATGTTCCCGGTCTCGATGATGCCGAGTTTCGACGGGGGGACACCGAAGGTCGAGATGATCTCATCCCGCAGTTGACGGGTGGCGTCCAGGTAGTCGGTGACCTTCCGGTGGTCCAGGACGTTGACCATGCCGTCGCCGGTCGTGATGACCGGCTCTCCGACCGCCTTGGGCCCGAGGTTGAAGACCCGGTACTGCTCCCGCCAGATCTGTACTTCCTTGTCCTGGTACTGCTTCAGGTCCACGTGGACGCGCGGCGGGTCGCCCCGGCGTCCGCATTCCTTGAGGGTCGCCTCCCAGAACAGCCACGCCGTCACCGGCAGCAGCGCCTTCTGGGCCGGGGACACGCCGTAGACGCCGCCGCGAGGGGCGTCCAGGGAGATGTGGATGACTTGCCCCGGGTTGAACTTGGCCTGGCGCACGCCGTCCACGTCCTGGCTGTACCCCAGCACCTCCCCGTGCTGGTCGGCGATGACCGTCATGGTCGTGGCGTCCAGCGTGTAGAGAGCGACCGGCTGCTGGAGGAGCGTGACCACTTCCAGGTACGCGTCCCCGAACAGCATGAGGTCGGTGACCACGTTCCGCAGCAGTTGGACCATGTCCTCGCTGGGGTTGGTGAACTTGATCAACCGTCGCAGGTCCTTGACCTCCGGCGGTTCCTCCGGCGTCTCGCCTTCCGGGACGTCCTCGTCCGAGACGATTTGGAGCCCCCCGGCGGTCACCGTGCGGGCGATGACGTCGATCGGGGCGGCCACCCAGATGCAGGACAGGTACGCCTGGTAAAGCTGATTCATGACCTGCTGGCGCTCGGACGTCCGCGCCACCTGCTGGGTGGTCGAGATGGTGCCCAACGGGACGCCGTACTCGTACCCGGTTCGCCGCACCTGGCCCAAGGTGGCGGGGACCATGA